ATACATATCTTTCAAGTATTAAATCAATGTCTATATCAAGGCGACTAATTTCTTCGCCCATTTCCTTAAATTGTTTAAGAGCTCTTACTTCGTAGCTGCTTAGTGAATCGCACTCGCCATCTTCTATAGCGTTTATACAATCTCTCATATCCATTACCGTGTTTTCAAACCGGCAGTAACTCATGTTTGGCATAATTTATTCTTTTTCTTCTGATGTGTATTCTACAATTTCTCTACATGCTTCTAAAACGTCTATAAAGTAATCGTTTTTTAAGTAATCTGCGTCTTCATTTCCCGATGCTTCTGCATACTTAATAGTGTTTAACAATTCGTCTAGTTGTTCATAAAGGTATTTCATAGTTGTTTATTTAAAATTAGTGGACGTGGCAGGAATCGAACCTGCGTTACTACAATTTAGGTACCGCTCCTCGCGGTATCTTTACGGCATTCGCCCACCTATTTTGTAGTCTAACCATTTCACGCCCATATTCCCTTACTTGTTTTCAACCTAAAAGGCTTGGTGCTTTATAGCACATGTTTCCTGTAAGGGAGCAGCATACCGGCCTGCTGCTTTGTAACTAGCGAGGGAATCGAACCCTCATACTCGTCAGTAGTAATGAACTCTGGTTAATTTAATAACTCCTGTTGCATCCATACCTAGTTGCCGCTAGCTATTCACTTATGTGTGTGTAATACACTTCCGTATGATCACATATATCCGTCGATAGTCGTCGCCACATACACACCTAATTAAGCTACTCGTCTAGCTGTAGATATCTAGCTATGTCTTAAGCTTCTAGATTATCTATTTACGCCGCCACGACCTATGCACCGCGGCGGAGAGTGATTGACTTACTATTTGAATAGTATTGCCAGTTTTATGGTTGATTATTGGTACATAACTATATTGCTCAGCAGTAGAACAATCAACACATGTCTTATAACCTAAAGCTACTCGAGCTTCGGGTATTTTAGTATTTGGTTTACATTTACAATACATAGTTTGTTTTTTTGTTATTCACATATATTATCTGTAGTGATTTATATTTAGTCCGTGTAGTCAAAATAGCCATCACTTAACTTATAATATATTTCTTCGTCAGCATAGTTTATTACGCTATAATCTTGAACTTCATTACCATCTTCATCTACAACAGAGTGTATATGTATTTCAGGTGGTTCAGGTGGATTAAAATAATCACCGTGAGACCCAAGTATTACATCAAAGTAAACTTCGTAATTGTGGTCGTTATATTCTATATTAATAGTCATATTCTTTTAAAGTATACATTACCTGAGCGAAAAGCTTTTCTGTATTCACCAGTTAAACAAATAGCTTCTACTTTAGTTTCTGCTGTATCTATCTCTTCATCACCGTAATAAGTGTTTCTGTATATTATTCTATATTTTTCTTTACTCATATTATTTAAATTTAGCTGCAACTTCGTATATTTCTTCTTTGTCTTCTTGATCTAATCCAGGTGTTTGTTGAGCATACATGCGTAGTACATAGTGTACAAACGTGCAATCGTTTTCTGTTAATTTAAGTGTTCTCATATTTTTAGTTTTAATTGTTTGCATAGTTTCTAAGATAATATTGTAGCATAAAGTTTAGTCTAGTTATTGGAGAATATATAAGCGCGCGAGCTTTATTTACACCTGATGAAACATATAGTTCACCGTTGTCTCTTTGCCATACGCATCTATAATTTTGCTCGTAAACAGGATTTAGTTGATACGCTCTGTCTGCACCGTTTTGCTTGCGTACATAACCTGATTTGAAACAAGCGATGCGTAGTCTTGGTAAATCTTTTATGTCGCTTCGTTTAGCATGCCACTTAAGTCTTTGTTTAGTATATGCAGGTACAGGAAACTCAAACTCACGAGTTTCATTTTTAGCCTGCCTCTGTGTTGTTACTTCTCTGATTCCGTAGTCGATAAGCAAACGCTTTACGAACTGTTCTTCAAGCAGAAATTGCTCTTTTTGATAGTTTGTCATAGTTATATTATTTATTAGTATTATTTATTCTGTGAACGCTTTGCTCATAAGCATATTTTACTATTGCGTCTTGTTCTTGTAAGCTGCAAGTGGCAAAGCCAAACTCGCCGTACCACTCTTGTGCTAGTGTATCTAAGATTTTAGTTATACTCATATTAATTCATAGTTTTAAATAGCATTTCTATATTCATTTGCTCGTTGTCTTTTGCTATTTGACTCCAAATAGACTCTTTTACTTGTACATAGGTTAAACCTTTGTAGTTGAACCATTCTTTAATACCTTCTTTGTCTTCTTCTTCGTTGTAGATAAAAGCAAACTTTTTAGGTAGCTCGCCAACAGGATAACCTTTGTATTTTACTTTGTTAAGTAGAATAGTTGACTTGTTTAAGAATTTAATAGTTTTTACTTGCATAGTTATTTATTATTTAGTTGAACATTTTAATATATTATCTGCACTGTATATATATAAGTCAGTGTAGTTATCCGTAGATTCCAAACGAGGTGTTACCATAATCTACTTGTCCTGTTATCATCATGAAGATAAAGAACGCTATACCTCCTATAGCTATTGTCGCTAGCGATACTATAAATGCTTTTATAGCAATATCTGTAAGTCTAGCAATTACATAGTGAATAAATTTTCTTTTCATAATTAAGATTTACTTATTAGTTTTAGTTGTTTTAAGTCAAATTTAGTGTGTGTGCTTTTCCACATACGGTTATGAGTGAACTTTCTAGCTTTTGAGAAACTAGTCTTTTGTCTTACAGTCATTCTATTATACTCCGACTGAGTAAGTCCACTGCATAAACCGTCGTGGTGGTGCTCGCGTCTATGCTCCGCGGCACGAAGTTTTCTTTGTTTTGAAGAATACTCGCATAGATCCTTCATAGTCATTTTACTCATATAGTTTGATTTTTAAGTTTTTCTGCTAAGTTTTCTAATGTCTCTACTATACTACTAGTAAATACATTACCATTTAAGTATTGGTTTAACTCGTCTATTGCCGCTATAATCTCTATTCTTTGCATAGTTTAAAGGTGTTACTTTGTTTAGTAAATAAAAATAGTGCTGAGGTATAATGCACTGTATCTATATGAGTACAGTATAATAATAATCTCGGATATATTATCTGTAGTTTTTTGACACAAGTCCGTGCGAGAATTTGCATCGGTTAAAAAAATACTGACAAAAGCTAATTAAGTATATAAGTAACTAGCTAATGTCAGTATGAAGTATTAGACTATTTTATCTAAGTCTCTTACAAATTTAGGTAAGTTATTAGAATTAGTATAAGAGCTATATTTAGCGAAGCAAGGCATAGCTTCAAATCGCTCTTTGAGTTGCTCGTAAACAAGGTCATGATTATAAGTGCATTTTTCCTTGTTTTTGTTAGTAAAAGTAATTACTACATTTTTACCAATTAATGACTTGCGAATAACAAATCGCTTGTTGTGAGTTTTTGTGCTTTTTGCATAGTATAAAGTTTAATATAAGCTTCGTTGCTTACAGTTATATTATCTGACAACTTAACGCGCAAGTCCGTGCGAGTGCGGCATGCAGCAAAAAAAGAATACATAAGTATGGTGTAGGACGGAGTCTACTCTTCCGATCCTATTTCAAAATCAGGCTTGTTATGCTTAGTATGTATTAGTAGGTTAAAGTAGATTTGGGGGTTTAGTTTTATTTAGTTAATTTATAAGTAATGTAATTGCGGTCGAGTAATTTTTGGATGTTTGTGTTTGATGGATTTGATTTAATTATTAATTTGTTGTTTAAAAATTGGATGTTGATGTGTTTGTTTGTTAATAAATTAGTTGTTAATTTAATTTGGTTTTTGTTTATTATAAACATAGTTTTAAATTTTAAATTATTATTATTTGGTTATATTATCCAAATTATACGCTAGCAAGTCCGTGAGTAGATAATAAAACAATTAAAAAATAAAGCAGTTTAGTGACTTGCTTAGGTCATTAGTGTTATACTATTTTCTCAAGGTCTCTTACAAACTTTGGTAGATTGTTAGAGTTTGTATAACTGTTGTACTTGTTGAAGCATGGCATAGCGTCGAACTTTTCTTTTAGTTGATTGTAGACTAAGTCATGATTGTACTTACATACTTCTTTGTTCTTGTTAGTGAATGTAATCACTGTGTTTGTACCAATTAAGGATTTTCTGATTACAAATCTTTTTGTAGTAATTTGATTTACTTTTGACATAGGAATTTAATTTAATTAATATTAGTTTTAAACTTCGAATATATTATCTGTTAAGCACACGAGTAACTCCGTGAGTGGTTCTATAATGTAAATCACTCGCAAGTCCGTGAGTAGGTGCTGAAAAAAAAGCTAAAAAGCTGGTGGAAAATCAAACAATGGCTTGAAACGTTAAACCTAAAACCCTAGAAATTGGGCGGACCCGGTAAAATGAAACGATTTTGCTTTTCGAAAAACTTTTTGAAAAACTAGTAGTAACACCATAGCCCTCTATTTGTGACATTTTTTTATTTTATGTGACATAAGGGTACCTAAGTATATAAGTAAGTACCTATTGTCAGTCAATTTACAGGTAAAAACACTAAAAACCATGTAAGTATATATAATATACGAAAACAAACTACAATGGCTCAAAAATTAAGCGCAAAAGCAAGAAGAGACAAGGCCAAGAGAGATCTTGAGTACGCAAAAACAGACGACAGAAAGCGTAAAAAAGCTGAAAATCAAAGAAAAAGAAGAAAAGCAGAAAAAAATCATGGTAAAAACTGGTTATTAGACAAAGATTACGACCATACTAAGCAGAGATTTGTTAGTGTAAAACAAAATAGAGGTAATTACGGTAAAGGAACAAGAAAATCATAAAAAATGGCAAATTTAAGTGCATATCCAACAAACACACCAAAAAACTCAGACTTGTTAGTAGGAACTAAAACCGCTAGACCTGATACTGAAGAAAAACCTATAACTTCAAACTTTTCAATATCAGATGTTTCAAGGTTAATAAGCAAAGGTTATAAATCTTTTTCTGCATTAATCACTCAAACAGGTGTCAATGCTCCGACAATGGTTGTTTTATATAATGACTTAGGATTTACACCTACAGTTGGAATGGATGTAACAGGTTTATCATATTTAAGCACTCAATCACCTAATGTGCTGTACAATTCTAATAAAACTCAAATACTAGTAACACCACGCGTCACATGGGATCCACCTGCGGTTCAGACACTAAGAACTATTTTTGCAGCGCCAAAAACAAATCAAACAATAGGTTTTTGGTCTTTTGATGTAAACAACGCAGCTTCTAATGAATATCAGTTTTTTGTAGAAATAAAAACATTTGAATAATAAATGGCAAGGATAAGCACCTATACCTATGACAACAACATCGATGATAAAGATGCGTGGATAGGTACTGAGTCTTCTAATAGACTTACTAAACAATTTACCGCTGAAGCAGTAGCTAAATACCTTAATATAAAAGGGAAGATATCTGTATCAGGGCAAATGGTTTTTAAATTTTCAGCTGGTCCTACACAGACAGGAGAATTTTCAGGTCCAAATAATGGAGATTCTTTAAGCAGTTTTACTACTTTAAGTATTTCTGGAACTGATGTATCCGGCCAAGAGACAGCCGCGTTTGTTCAATATTTAGTAAGCAACAATATACTAATAAGCGAACAAAATAAAATAGATGAATTTGGGCATTATACAATTGACTCTTACACCTTAACAGGTAGTAATGTTTACGATTTAGTATTAACAAACATTGGCGGTAATGGTAACGTAGTTTTAAACAAAAATTACGATTTTGCTGCTTTTACAATATCTTCTAATACAGGAGATAAAACATTTAATTTTACCCAAGGATCGCCATCAGCAACTTGGACAATACAACATAATTTAGGAAAATTCCCTTCTGCAACAGTTGTAGACACGGGAGACACCTCTGTATTAGGAGGTCAAATAGAATATATAGATAATAACAACTTAACAATAACATTTGGAGCCGCATTTGCAGGCAAAGCATTTTTAAACTAACATAACATGGCAATTTTATTTGTAAACAACGTAGAGTATAGCTCAGGTGCTCAATCACAAAAACTGAGATTAGAAAATATAGCATCAGATCCTAGTTCTGGTTTATACGAAGGTAGAGTATATTATAACACCGCATCCGATGTAGTAAGATTATACACGGCGGCTGGCTGGATAGACATTGGAGCTTCTTATAGTTTTACAGCAGCTAGTAACACTGGTTCTTCTGTTATAAGTGATGGAGATACATTAACAATAAACGGAGGAACTGCTTTGACAGGAAGTATGTCAGGTGATACAATAACTATTGATCATGACGATTACGGAACAGCAGGTACATATGCTTATCCTTCTTCTATACAAACAAACGCACAAGGCCATGTTATTTCTGTTACAGCTGGATCTGCACCCGCTACTCCTAGTGATGCTACAATTACATTAACCGCTGGAAGTGGTTTGGCTGATGGAGGCGCTTTTACTTTAAATCAAGCATCTAATGAAACTATTACGTTTAATATAGGTGCTGGAGCTGGTATACAAGTTAACACCAATGATGTTGCTGTTGATTATTCCGGCGCTAATAACATTATTGACTCAGCAACAGATGGAACAACTTTAGTTGCAGGAGATAAATTTATAGCTGAAGATCTTACAGATAATATTGTAAAAGAATATGAAATACAAGATATTCTTGATTTAGTACCGGCTGGAAGCAATACAACTTATACATTACCCACAACTAACGGTAATAATCCTGACATTGTTTTAACTGGAAGTGATAGTAGTACTGATATAGTTAACATGCAAGGAACTAGTACAACTGTAAAAGTGACTGGTTCTACAAACGATACAATAGAATTTGATTTAGTAGATGACGTTACAATAGCAGGTGATCTTACGGTTAGTGTAGACGCAACAGTCAATGGAACTTTAAATATGACTAGTGGCCAAATAAACAACTTGGCTAATGGTACCGCTAACAACGATGCTGTAAACTTAGGTCAAGTACAAGGCTTAATAGCAGGCGTAGGTTTATTCAAAGGTGGTTATAACGCAAACACAGGTTTAACTACAGACTTAGGCGCTGGAAATGGTTCATTAGATGGAGCAAGTAACATCGCTTTAGATTTAGGTGATTTCTTTGCTGTAACAGTCGCAGGTACTGCTTTCTTTACAGAAACGCTAGAACCTGGTGATATGATTTATGCTAATACTGATATTGCAGCAAATTCAAATCCAGCAATTAGTGATTATACTGTAGTTATACAAGACGCTAATGTTGCTGGTGAAGGTGCTACAGACGGCGCAACAGATAAAGGTGTTGCTGGTTTTAACTCAGCACATTTTAGCGTTACATCAAATGGTTTTGTTTCTGCTGATATATACGGTGGTGGTTCTACATTGGGTATTGTCCCAAGTGGTGGCGCTTCAACTACATTCTTACGTGGTGATGGAACGTGGGTAACACCAACAAATACTCAATATAGCACGGCAACTTCAAGTGTTTTAGGTTTAGTAAAACTAGGAACTGACACAACTCAAACTGTAGCAGGAAATACCGCATCAAGTACAGCTGGAAGGTCATACAAAGTTCAGCTAAATGCTTCTGACCAAATGCTTGTAAATGTTCCTTGGACAGACACAAACACAACTTATACAGCAGATCAAGGTGTTAACCTGAACGGAACAATATTTAGAGCTGATCTTATTTCTTATACTGCTCAAACGGTTGCGGCTAATACAGCTTCAACAACAGCTAGTAGAACATATCCTATTCAAATTAACAGTAGTGACAAGCTTGTTGTTAACGTTCCATGGACAGATACAACAGGTGCTGTAACTAGTGTTGATGAAACAACGCCGGGTACTTCTTCAGGAACTCCAATAGTCGTTAACCCAACTACAGGTAATGTTTTAGTACAATCAATGGCATACGACGGTGGTAGCAATATAGGTCACGTTCCGGCTGGTGGTTCTGCTACAACTTTCTTACGAGGTGACGGTACTTGGGTGACACCAACAGATACTGGTGCTTTAGGAAAAAGAATAGTGTTGAATAGCGCATTAGCTTACGTCTCAAAAGCTGATGCTGGTGGTATAAGAACATTTACATTAGATGTATCAAATGCTTCTGTCTTTGGATCTGGTGCAGTAGCTTTAGATGTTAAGTGTGAAGTTATAACTGCTGCTGGTCAAACAGTATACGCAGACGTCACAAGATCTTCTGCTGATTTAGATATAGCTTTTGTAGGAACACCTGCTGATTCAGCTTACGAAGTATTACTTACATATGTAGGATAATAATAAATTAAATTAAATTAAATGTCAATAAGATTTTTAAACAATGTAACGGTTAATGACGAGTACACACTGCCTAGCGCAGATGGTACCGCAAATCAGATAATAACAACAGACGGGGCAGGGCAGCTTAGCTTTGTAGACCAATCAACATTGAACTCTGGTTCGGCGGAAAGAACTGAAATACTTGTTAAAAATGTACACGGATCGGCTTTATCTAAAGGTGACCCAGTATATATAGTAGGTAGCGTTGGCGCTAGTGATAGACTAGAGGTTGCTTTGGCTAATGCCAGCAACTCAGCTAAAATGCCTTGTGTTGGTTTACTCACTCAAGACCTGGCCAACAACGGAGAAGGTACTGCAACTGTAAATGGTAAACTTAAAAACTTAATAACTTCACCAATAGACGGTGCAACACCTACAGAAAACGATACTATATACGTAAAGCCAGGTGGAGGACTTACTTTAACTAAACCAACTGGATCTACTAATTTAATACAAAACGTAGGCCAAGTAGGTAGAGTTAGTACGTCATCAGATGGTAACATTGTTGTTTCAGCAATATTGAGATCAAACGACGTGCCTAACCTGCCAACCGGTAGAATATGGATTGGTGATGGAAACACAATAGCTTCAAATACTGTTTATGTAGATGAGCCAAACAATAGGGTTGGAATTAATACCTCCAGCCCTAAACAGCTTTTGCATCTAATGAAAGGAGGTATAACTGCTTCTTTTACGGCTCCAGATTCTGAAGTGCTAAGAGTTCAAAGCAAAGCATCATCTGAACTTTCTGGGAATCCGCCGGCTTCTGATATTAATATTTTTACAGACGGTACAGGTGGAGGATATTCTAGAATTATATTTACAGATGATACAGTTACATATGGAGAAAATGGTCTTTACTATGACCATGCTAATAGATATTTTAGCATTGTAAATAAAGGTGCCACAGTTGCTACAGCTACATCTACAAAAAGTTTTTATTGTGGAGAAAATCACACTATAGGTACTAATGATTATGCTTTTGCTGCTAATGATGGAAATACACCTTCTGGACAAAGATCTTTTGCAGCAGGTCATTTAACTGAAGCCACTGGTGATATCTCAGCCGCTTTTGGTTATGACACTTTAGCTAGCGGCGGAGCATCTTTTTCTATTGGCGCATTAACAACTGCTTCTGGTGGTAATTCATTTGCTTCTGGTGGAGGTAGTACAGCTAGTGGTGGTGAATCAGCTGCATTTGGATTTGAAACAACGGCTTCAGGTGAAGAAAGTTTTGCAATAGGAAATCAAACTACAGCTTCAGGTGCTTCTAGTTTTGCGGGTGGCGGCCCTACTACTTTAGCTGGCGCTCCAAATGCTTTTGCTTTTGGCGCCGATGTTGATATTACTGGAGGTCATAGCGCAGGGTTTGGAAGATTACACGATATTGCTGGAACTGAAAACTTAGTTGGAGGTTTTGAGCATACAGTTAATGGAGCTGCTAATTTAGTTGGCGGCGCTACAAATGATTTAGCTAGCAACGAAGGAATGGTAGTAGGAGGCGGAAACAACACTTGTCCAGGCAGTGCTAATTGGTCTTTGCTAGTTGGCCAAAACAATCAAGCTTCTGGTGCTAATTGGAGTTTTACTGGTGGTAAAGAATCTCAAAACTTTAGTGAATTTGGTATTGCTTATGGCTCTGGAGCAACAGCTAGTAATGGAGATAATCAGTTTGCATTTGGAGAAGGAACAGTAACACCAACAAACGCTACTTCAGCTTTATCTTCTAATCAATTTACAGTTGGTAAATTTAATGATTTTGGTTATGATTGTTTGTTTTCAGTAGGTAATGGAACTAGCACATCATCAAGATCAAACGCTTTAATAGTAAGACAAAGTGGTACTGTTGGTATTGGAACAAACACGCCTAACTATAAATTACATGTTGCTGGTGGTAGTAACGCAGGTGTTTGGGTAGAAAGAACAACCAGTGGATCTCAAGGAAGTTTATCCTTGTTAGCTGGTAACACTGCTAATGTAATACAGTCTAAGGGCTTGACTAATGCAACAAAGCAATTAAACTTTATTGTGGGCGTTGGAACCGTAATGTCTATAGCAACAAGTGGTAATGTAGGTATAGGTGATCAATCTCCAAGCGAAAAGCTAGAAGTAAATGGCACTGTAAAAGCAACAGCAACTACAGATGCCTATAAAGGTTATCTTAAACAAACTGTTGCTACTATAGCTGTTGAAAAATTAGAATCTACTAATTATTATTACATTCCATATAATTCAACAAGTACAGCGGCTACTGCTGAATATTATAATAGAATGACTGCTGCTTACGATGGCAGAATTAAAAAAGTGTATTTAAGACACTCTGGAGGTAGTACTCCAACTGCAACAGGTGTTAATTTTAAGAAAGAAATAAATGGTACTTTGTCTGGAACAGTATATGCTGCTACTGTGGCTAATTCCGCGACAACTAGTATGACTGCATATCGTGATTTTGGTAATAGTGATTTCACTTTTAGCGCCGGAGATTTAATAGGTATTTTGTATCAAACAACAGATGCTTTCGGTACCGCGAGTAAAACAATGGGCGGTATTGCTATAACTATAATAATTGAATATAATATTACGTAATATGGCTAATATAAACGATAATATAAGAACTAAAAAACTTTATAAAAGCGGAGATACTGCTAGAGCTTATAAAGATTCTAATGGAGAAATTGTTGTTCCATCTGAAGTAGCCTCAGAAATATCAGCAGTGTCAGATATAACAGAACTTTTAAATGATCACGATAATTATTCTAAATCAATATATCTTTTAAAAGAAATAGAAAACATGAGGCAAGATCTAGAAGAGTTGCATGCGTTTGTAAAAGACGCTTTTGGTAAAGACTCTTCAAGCGCTGCTTCTAAAGGTGAAAAAGGAGATACGGGTAGCACTGGACCTCAAGGACCAAAAGGAGATACTGGTGCAACAGGTGCAACAGGTGCAACAGGTGCCACAGGGCCACAAGGGCCAGCAGGAGCTGACGGAAAAAACGGTACTAACGGAAACAGTCATTTAGATAATATAAAATCTATAGCATTTAACGGGAAAACCAATCAACTAGAAATAGCAATAGGAGACGCAACATATAGATTCAACCCAGATAAGTAAAAATTACTAAAAACAAGTAATAATATAGATATACCCTACTCGGGAAAGAGTAACAACCAAATAATAATTAAAACCAATACCAATGACGTATTTTTATTACAAGACTAATACGTGGAGTAGTCAACCACAAGCATCCGAAAACCAAATAAAACTTTGGAAGCATTTAGCTAAAAAGAAAAACTGGAGAATTGTTCAACTACCAAATGGATTTTATCAAACAGAATACAAAGATGTTGAATGTGATTGTAATCCAGAAAAAGACACTTGCTGTGAAAAGTGGCATGATGTAACTAGAAGAGAAACTATAGAAGGAGCTGAAGCTGCTATAGATGGATCTGTTGATCATTATTCAAAAAAAATAGAGTTTTTAAAAGGACCAAAAGTAATTAAAACTTTTAAATAAAATAAATATAATTTAATTAAATAAAATGTCAGACAAGATAGTTAAAAATCTTAGTTTTGGAGACGATGCTAGGAATAAAGTTTTTAATGGTATTGACAAGTTAGCAAACGCGGTTAGTTCAACGCTCGGCGCTGGTGGTAGCTGTGTTTTGCTAGAAGATCAATATGGAAATCCAACAATAACAAAAGATGGTGTAACAGTTGCTGAAAGCGTAGTGTTAATAGATCCGGTAGAAAATTTAGGTTGCAACTTGTTAAAACAAGCCGCAAAAAAAACTGTTAAAGAAGCGGGTGATGGCACTACCACAGCTACTGTTTTAGCTCACTCAATACTTTATGAAGCAAATAAAGTTAAATCAGAACTTAGTGTAAGAGAGCTAAAAGAAGATATAAATAAATCTGTTAATAGAGTTGTTGATTATTTAAATAAAATATCTTTACCTGTTAAAGATGAAATGATAAAACAAATAGCTACTATATCAACAAACAATGATAAAGAGTTAGGAGAGTTAATAGGTAAAGCATTTGAAAATGTAAAAAATACAGGTGTAGTTATAATGGAACAATCTGATTCTGGTAAAACAGAAATAGAAACAATAGAAGGTTCTCAATATTTTAAAGGTCTAACAAGTCCTCATTTTGTTACTAATAAAATTAAAAAGACTGCAGAGTTAAACAACCCTCTTGTTTTATTAGTAGAAAATAATGTTGAAAACATAAGACAGATACAAAGTGTTTTAGAATATGTTATAAAAAACAATAAATCACTTTTAATAATAGCAGATTTAAGTCCTGAGGTTTTATCAGCATTAGCAATGAATAAAACAAAAGGAAATATAAAAGTTAATGTTATAGATGCACCTGTGTTAGGTGTAAATAGAAAACAAATGTTTGATGATCTTTCTTTGCTAACAGGAGCGACGTTAATAAACGAAGATTTAGGTGATGATATGGATTTAATAGAAATAGATCATCTAGGTACATGTTTTAAGTCTATAACCAGCCAAACAGATACTATATTACAGTTTAAAGAGCAAAGCCATGAATGTGCTGAGATAATCAAAGATATAGAAAAAAAGCTTATAACTTGTAAAATACCTGATCAAGTAATAAGTTTAGAAAAAAGATTAGCAATGCTTTCATCTAGGATATCTGTAGTAAAAGTTGGAGCTAATTCTGAAATAGAACTTAAAGAAAAAATGGATAGAGTGGAAGACGCTATCTGTGCTACAAAAGCCGCTGTTAAAGAAGGTATTGTTCCAGGTGGTGGTATTGCGCTTCTAAACGCTTCTCAAAAAGTTAAAGCTTATTCATTAGGCGAACGACTGTTGTTAAGTGCTATAACCGCACCTTATAGAACTATTCTTTCTAATGCAGGTGTTGATAACTTAGATTATCCTTATAAAAAGGGTCAAGGTTACGACGTGGTTACAGGAAAAATGGTTAATATGATTAAAAGTGGAATTATAGATCCACTATTAGTTACTAAAAGTGCATTAAAAAATGCGGCTTCTGTAGCAACTACTATACTTTCTACTAATTGTGTAATAAATAACGTTAGAATAAATGAAAGCAATAGGTAGAAACTTAATAATATTAGTCAAAAAAGAAGGAACTACAGAAACAAAAGGTGGTTTACTTCTTTCTGAAAATCAAAAAAATGATTTAAGATACAGAAGAGCACTAGTAATATCAGTTGGAAATGAAGTTGATGGTGTTAAAGAAAATGATGAAATATTTTTTGATAGACACGCTGGTCATAAAATAGAGTTTGAAAAAAATATATATCACGTTATAAAGTCACAAGACGTGGTCGTTGTTGTATGAGAAAGCTAGACGCAGAAGATATTAAAGAATTGAATCTGTTAAAACATTACCGTATAATACGCAAATGGGCTTGCAAAAACAACGGCTTAACTGACGCTGAATTAGAACTTTTAATATATCTAGACGCCGTAAATTATTTTACAAAAAAAGATTTTATAAAAGGTACATATTCTTACAGTTGGAACAACAGAAGGTGGAATAAATTAATAAAAGAAAACTGGATAGTTGTTTGGAGGCATAGAAACAGAACAACACAAAAATATAATATATATAAAGTTTCTTTTAAATTTAAACAACTTATAATTAGGATATATAAAATAATGTTAGGGGAAGAAGATATACCTACTAGCAAAAGAAGAAACAACATCATAAAAGGTAACAGTTATATAGATAAAGTTTTAACAAGGTCTATATACGATGTTAATAAAGATAAAAATAGATAAAATGAGTTTTAAATCTAACAGACTTTACTCCAGAAATGAGAACCTACAAAACTACGTTGACACAAACGAGGCTAGAACAAAAGCTTCTTTTGAGCCAGGTGGTTTCAATGATGGTACTCCATGGTGGCAAAAAGAATCTTATTTAAAAGCCATAGGTAAAGGAACTGGCGATATGGAAAAACCTGTTGAAAAACAAGTTTGGGCTAATGGCATGGGTGATAATATTGTTGGTGCTTATGAAAGTTGGCAATTGCCTGATAATTTAAGATATGATGATAGATATGTTTCTGACAGAGACAAACAAGGTATGGATTATTTAAAATTTCAAAATAAAAAAAGATATCAAGACCAACAACAACAATTACAAACATACGGAACAGCAGGTCAACCAGTAATTTCAAATGAAACTATGAATACAAATAACACAAACAACAATCCCCAATTTGGAATGGCTAATAATGCTATGGCACAACAACCTCAAGGTAATACTTTTTCAATGGGAGCTATAAATGCTGCTAGTAATATTTATGGTGATCTAGCAGAGCGAACGGCATCTGTGAATAGACCTAGCCCAGTAGCTCTAAAAACTAATATTGATCCATCTAAAGTTTATAGTGCAGTTGATCAATTAAAAAACACTATGTCTCTTGGTGAATCAGATATGAGTGGTAAAACTAATTATATGAGAGATACTGGTAAGACTGGATCAAGTTTATCTTTACCGGGTTTACCAACAAGAAACACTGGTGGCAATACTAGTGGTAGTTATTCTAACCCTAAAGGAACTTCATCAACATCTCCTGGAACAAATGTAAATATAAACACAGGTGGAAATGACAATAATAATAGCGGTTATTCTTTTTTAGATAAAAATTTAGATATTAAAGTAACAAACCCATACAAAGACCCTTTTTGGGGAACTTTTAAAAGAGATAAACAAACTTTCGAAAGTAGAATTAAAGATGCTAAAGACAAAGGGCAACTAAACAAGGCAGCTAGAATAACAAGAAGAAGAGATAACTGGCAAGACAGACAAACAGGTCAAGGTACTGGTGTTGGTAATTTCTTAAGATCTATTAATATATTTAAAGGTAAAAACTAAAAATTATGAATCACGATATTGAAAAAATAAAAAGTAACCCAAAATTAGACGGCCAAATTGGTGAAAACGCTATATGGGACGGACCTCTAGACAAAACAGGTTTCCCAATGGGTAAAGGATCAAGCAGTGGTATATATGGACTTGAAGTTTCAAAAGCACCATGTGAGTGTGGAGCTGGTATGCCAATTACTAAAAGAGCAAAACTAGGATAATGCCAATTTCACCAATAAAGAAAATAAGTTCAGCTTGTAAATCTGCTGCTAAAAGAAAATTTAAAGTATGGCCAAGCGCTTATGCTTCTGGCTGGGGAGTGCGTTGCACAAAAGCTGGAGGTCCTAGTAAATTTGGTGGTAAAAAGAAAAAATAATGCAAGGATATAAGCAACCTTTTAATTCACCTGTCTTAAAAAGATGTTGGTCTGGTTATTCTGCAGTAGAAGGTAAAGATCCGTATAGTAAAGGCAGTTGTAAAAAAAACTCGCCAGTTAAAAAGAAAAAACAAAAAGGTGGCGGTACAACTAAAACTTGTTTACCAGCTTCTAAAATAAGAAGCATGAGTAAAGAGCAAAGACAAAAGCTAGTTAACTCTAAAAAAGCCGCTGGTGCTAAAGGTAAATATAAAAGATCATCAAAGACTAATGTAAAAGGCGCTCGTAAAAAAGGAGCTACATTACGTGACTGGTTTGAAAAAGAAGACTGGAGAAGAGTTGATGATCCATCAAAAAAATGCGGAGAATAATATGACTTGGTTAAAAAGAATAAAAGAATCATCATCAATAGAATCACCGTTACATAAAAACGAGCCAAGAAAAACTACTAAGGGTAAAGGTAGAAATTTTAGAACTACTAAAGAAGGCGCTGGTATGACAGAAAAAGGCGTTAAAGAATATAGAAAGAAAAACCCTGGTAGTAAACTTAAAACAGCTGTGACAGGTAAAGTAAAACCTGGCAGCAAAGATGCTAAAAGAAGAAAATCATTCTGCGCTAGATCCAAAGGTTGGACGGGCGAAAGAGGTAAAGCAGCGCGTAGACGCTGGAAATGTTAAAATAAAAATTATGCCATCACCAATTAAAAATAATCACGACAAAAAAAATATATTGCAAGACGATGGGTCTTCAATACAAGTATCATCAAGCGATCTACAAAAAAGAGGTGTAGACGCTATTAAAAGTCAAATGTTAACAAACAATCCTCCAGGAAGTAAAGGTAGAAGAGATGTTTACGACAAATTAGACTGGAAATATGATAATACAATACCAAAAACTTTTGGAGAAAAAGTAAGCGATTTTGCTAGCACTGCTAAAAAATTTGTAAATAAAAATAAATTTAAACTTGCAGACGCTGCAACTGGTGGGTTATTTGGTATTGCAAAAAACGCAGTAGAAAAACTCAAACAATAACAATACAAAACAAAACATAAACAAAATGGGAAATTATTCAGGAAATCACCCGAGATATTCTTCGGGGCAAAAATATGATGCTAGAGAAGCTTATAACAAAGATCTTACTGCAAACGCTAGACTACATTATTTAGAAAACAGTGAGCATGACAAGCATAGTCATCCGGCTAAAAAACATTGCGTCGCTAAAATGTACGGAGAACCAGCTGCCAAAATGGATCACGCTCCTAAAAACTTAGGCTTTATAAAAGCTGAAACATTAAAGAAAAATCCAGATGCAACAACAATGGAAGTAGACGGCAAAACAATGCCTATAAAAAACTTAGCTGATTCAGACGACATTAAAGACATGTCTGGAGCTTATAACGCAATGGGTGATGCTAATGATCCAGCTATGATGAAAGGAGATCCTATCATGCTTAAAAAGATTCACGCTTTAAAAATGAAAGTTGACAAAGGACTTGAATTTGGATTAAAAGGATAACAGTAGGGAACTGTAAAACCCAAGTCAAACAAATCATTAACAAAAACAAAACAAAACAAAATGGCAAAATTCATTAAATTTAACGTGGTAAACACTGCTGATGCAGCTGCTTTACTAACTCAAGGTACAAAATTAATCAATGTTGACCACATTGGAGATGTATCTTACAATGCTTCAACAGGTGTTGTAACTGCAGTTTTAACTGCTGCTGCTGGTGGTTTTGGAGTAGATGCCGCTTCTGCAGGTATCTCTGCAAGAGTTTTAACAGCTACAGTTACAACAACAAAAGATGGAAGTGCTGGAGTACCAACTATTACAGACGGTGCTTACGCTCCAGACAAAGCTATCTTTTCAGCTATGACTGCTAATCCAGGTGGAGTTGTATCTACAGCTCAATTAGGAAAAGATCAAGCTGCTACACCAAAGCAAATGTACTGGTCAACTTGGTCCGTTGGAACTGTTGACGACGTATAAAAATTAATCAACAATTAAATATATCCTCGCGGCTTAATAGTCGCGGGGTTTATTTATAAAAAAACAATATATGGGTTCACCTATAAAACACTGTTGGAGTTCTTTAATGCACAGCGAAAACTGGAATAAAGCAAGAAAAAGATCTGGCTCTGGAACTGGAAATGACGCTTCATTAAAAGCAGCTAAAAAGAAAAGAACTTCTCCTTTAAAAATGGGTTTTAAAATGAAAGGGTCTCCATATATTAAAGAAGAATACAATACACCTATAATGCATGTCGATATGGGTGATGATACTTTAGGTATGGCTACTAATAATGGTACTATACTTATAAACAAAGACATAACAGACCTAAAGCAAAAACAAGACGTTATAGATCATGAAATGATTCATATTAAGCAAATAAAAGATCGTCGACTTGCTTATGATGATGATAATGTTTATTGGGAAGGTAAAAAATATCCTAGATCTCAAATGAACGAAGGAGCTAAAAATTTACCTTGGGAAAAAGAAGCTTACGATAAAACTAAAAATGCTTAGTTATGGGATTAAAAAAAGGTTATTTTAAGAATTTAAAAGGTGGTGTAAACAACAGCCCTATAAAGTTTCATGATGGTACTCAACACCCAATCAATCCAACAGACAAAAGAAGACCAAACGTTCAAGTAGATAATACTAGAGTTAATAAGCCTAAGTTTATTCTAAAAGAAGATTTAAGGGATGTTGAAGGTAAAAAATTAAGTTTAAAGCCAGAAGCTGAAGAAGCAAAAAAAAGATACAGCGAAAGGCAGAGAATGACTGAAGATTATAGAAACTACATACTAGATGAGTTAAAAAAGAAAAACCCAAATGCTAGTAATGAAGAATTAGAATCTTATGCGTTTAGTGGTCAATTTGGTTTAACACCTACCCAAGCTTACTATGGTCTTAAAAAAGATGAAACTAAAGATAAAGATTATGTTTCTGACAGAAGTAAACCAAGAAATCCATATGTAAGTACTGGTTATGAACTTTCTAATTTACAAGATCAAAGTTGGTCTCCAGATATGGAATACGCTATTGGTTATACGGATCAAAGATTTAATGTCGAAGATCCAAACATTGAATTATCTTTATACGGAATGAGCCAAGAGGAAAAAGAAAAATATTTTCAAAATAAATTAGAAAATAGTGGTTTAGACATGGAAGATCCTGCTAATCAATATTTAATACAATCTGCGCAACAAGCTTTAGATTGGGCTAATCACCCAGTAACTAGAGAAAGATATCCACAGCAAGCTCAAAAACTAGGTTCATTACCTGTTGATTTTAACAGAAAAAATGTTAGATATGGTGACGATTTAAACTCTCAAATGTTTGGCGAAAATGTAGAAAAAGCAGGTGAATTAGCTAGTGAAATGGACATGGATATATCTATAAATAGAATGGTTAGCAATTTAGGAATACAACCAAAGGTAATGTCTACGGGTAACTACGGTCAAGCTAAATCTGATGTTTTAAATAGTGATTTAAGAAACCTTTTAAACCCTAGAAGTGGATTTGGTGGAGGTGGTTCAATTTCTTCTACTGGTGATATTATAATAAATGAACAGCTTATACCAGGCGTAGGTAGAGATCTTTCTTACGATAATTACGGAGGTGAAGATGAATACAATAGAGCATTACTAAGTGGTGTTAATGTTGGTGAGCATGAAATATTACATAAGTCAGGTAGAGATCACGCTATGGACCCTTATTTAAGATCTAAACTAAGATTAAAAGCAGGTCCAACAACACAACTAAAAGATTATTTTACCCAATATGGAGAGCTTTACAATAATTTTCATCAATTTAGAAGAGCTTTGAATATGGAACCTGGAGAGCAGTTTGACAAAGAAAAGCTAGAAAAAAGAATAAAAGAAAATAACTTAGAGCAAACTGAGTTTTATAGAACGTTTGATCAAGATAGTTTAATAGATGCTTTAAACACAGTTGCCTCTAATAATAAAAAAAATCCTGGAAAAACTAGATTTGATGAGTTAAAAATGAATAAACTTTTTGAATCTGATGATTTTGGTTCTTTTGCGTAAATAATTATAAAACATGTAATTATATAAATATAACTATTAAATATAATTATATGAAAAAAATATTATTAATTTTATTATTATTTTGTTTTTTTAGTGTAAAAGCTCAAGATTATAATAAATTCAAAGGTCATTGGGTTACTGAAAAATCAGAAATAAATCTTAGAATATATTTTAATAAAGCTCAAAAAAAACTAGTTTTTTGGCAATACAAAGAAGTTGAAACCTTAGATTATTACAATTGTAAAACAAAATCATATAAATATTTACCAATAAGATATACCGGTAAAGAAAACGGTAAATTAAAAGGAATTATTTTATATTGGTATAATCAAAACGAAAGCGCTTATTTTGAAACAACATATGAGTTAGTAGAAGAAAACAAATTAAAAGTTGTTTTTAAAGGAGATTATAATTTTACATACTATTATAAAAGAAAAGAAATATAATGAAAAAAATTTGGCAATGGCTTACAGGTTCCGTCATAAAAGAAGTTGGCGAGGTTTTAGATAATCTTACAACAACTAAAGAGGAAAAGCTTGAAGCTCAGCGCCTTATTACAGAAATATTAGAAAAAGCCGACAAAGAAGCACAAGAGCAAGTTACAGCAAGGTGGCAAGCAGACATGGCGTCAGATAGTAAACTATCTAAAAATATACGCCCTATGGTCTTAATATACCTAACAGTAATATTTACAGCTTGTGCTTTTTTTCATGGTAATATAGGTGAATTTAAAATAGCAGAAGAGTATATCCCAATATTTCAAACTCTTCTTGTTACAGTCTATGGAGCTTACTTTGTGGGTAGAACTTGGGAAAAAGCAAAAAAAATAACAAACAAAAAAGATTAAATAATGGGACAATACGGAAATCAACCTGATTTTATAACTAACGACATAAAAACTGTAACACCAGTTGCTGCAGCTTCTTTAACCGCGGCAAATTCATTAAATGGATCAATTATATATGTAGGAACGAGCACTGGAACTAATAAAGACCTTCAAGTAATTCCCGCTGGATCTGTTGGATCTAGTGGTTCTGGTTTACCTGGTTTAGCTCAAGCAATTACGTTTAAAAATGTACCGCAAGGAGAGTGGTTTCCTGTGGTTGTTGATTACGTCTTGTCTAACGCTACTACGGCAACCGATCTTGTAGCAGGAAAATAAAGTATAGAAAATCTATACATTTTTAAATTAAATTAAATCAAATTATGGCTAAAAAAGTTAAAAAACTCAAAAAAGAACAATTAGAATTACTAAATAAGCAGCAATCTGATATAGGTGAAATGCTTAAAAGTTTAGGTATTTTAGATGTTCAAAAAATGAATTTACATTCTAGAGTAAAAATACTCAGTGATGAAATTGAATCTACTAAAAAAGAACTAGAAAATGAATATGGTTCTATTAATATAGATTTATCGACAGGCGTTATAACACCAATAGAAAAAGAAAATGACGAGTAATATAAGAAAAATAAGCATTGGTTCTGATTATAAAAATGACGCAATGCATTATTCTGTTGGTCAAATAGTTTATGGTGGTCACGAGATATCACATATATTATTAGATGAATTTGATAATTCTTACAACATACACATAAAAAAGAACAACGAGGTATTGCCATGGAAGAAATTTAATTCTAACATGGCTATATCAGTTGAGTATGATTTAGAATACTAATGAAAAGTCTGTATGATTTTATTGTAAAACCTATAGGTGAAACTTACAATAATGAAATTAATATTGACAAAAAAAAGTTAATATTAAATAGTAAAATTGAAAGTTGGAAGTTTGTGAACAGGTTTGCAGAAGTAATAGAAACACCTAAAGCTTTTAAAACGCCAATAAAAAAAGGTGACACAGTTATTGTTCATCAAAATGTTTTTAGAACATTTTACGACATGAAAGGCAAAAAGAAAAAATCAAGATCTTACTTTAAAGATGATTTATATTTCTGCTCAATAGACCAAATTTATTTATACAAAAATAAAAGTGGTTACAACTCTTTTGGTGAAAGATGTTTTATACAACCAATAAAAAATAATAACCATCTAGTAACTGATAAAGAGCGAAAGCTTATTGGTATATTAAAATACGGAAATAAGTCCTTAGAATCGCTAGAAATAAACGAAGGAGACCTTGTTGGTTATAAACCGGACGGTGAATGGGAGTTTTTAGTTGAAAATAAAAGACTATACTGCATGAAATCAAATGATATTGTAATTAAATATGAATACAAAGGAGACGAAGAAGAATATAATCCAAGCTGGTCAAAAAGCAGTTGAAGAATTAATAAAAGTAGCTAAAGAAGCTATTGTTGATTCAGATGATGATATATCTGCTGATCGTTTAAAAAACGCGGCTGCAACTAAAAAATTAGCTATATTTGATGCTTTTGAAATTTTAAGTCGCATTGAAGAAGAAGAAAACTTGTTAAACGAAAAACCAAAAGAAATAAAAGAAGAAAAATCTTTTAGTGGTTTTGCAGAAGGAAGAGCTAAGTAATGCACGAGCAAAGTTTGTATAAAGTTTTAAAAGACCATATTAAACCTAAAGTTCTCAAAAGAATGAATAGGTATAAAAAATGGGAGTATGGTTATAATGATGAACACGATGTCGTAGTTATAAGTAAAGACGGTACTGTTGGAGAAATATATGAAATACAAAATCTAAAAATTGCTTTACCTAAATCAAACAATGTTTATTCTTTTGATTCTAACACGTGGGAATATACTGAATATCCAAAAGAATTAAAAAAAATAAAATCAGTTTTTGATTGGGAGCAATATCCTTTAGATTTTAAAGAAAAATGGTATGATTACATTGATAATGAATTTAATAAAAGAGAACAAGGCTTTTGGTTCTATAATAAGAGCGTGGCTACTTACATTACTGGTACTCACTTTATGTACTTGCAGTGGAGCAAAATTGACGTTGGGCAGCCAGACTTTAGGGAATCAAATAGATTATTCTACATTTTCTGGGAAGCTTGTAAAGCAGACTCACGATGTTATGGAATGTGTTATCTTAAAAACAGACGCTCCGGATTTTCTTTTATGTCTTCAGCAGAAACCGTTAATATGGCAACAATTACGTCAGATGCACGGTATGGTATCTTGTCCAAATCTGGTCCCGATGCTAAGAAAATGTTCACAGACAAAGTCGTACCAATATCAGTCAACTACCCGTTCTTTTTCAAACCCATCCAGGACGGTATGGACAGGCCAAAAACAGAGCTTGCCTATAGAGTACCAGCAACAAAATACACAAGAAGAAAACTTGAAACAAACCAAAAAGTTCAAGAACTTGACGGGCTTGACACAACAATAGATTGGAAAAATACTGGTGATAACTCTTATGATGGTGAAAAATTAAAACTACTTGTCCACGATGAAAGTGGTAAGTGGGAAAAACCTAATAACATATTAAATAACTGGAGAGTTACAAAAACTTGTTTAAGATTAGGTGGAAGAATTATAGGTAAATGCATGATGGGATCAACATCTAATGCTTTAGATAAAGGTGGTAGTAATTTTAAAAAACTATATAATGATTCAGATGTCAGAGAAAGAAACGCCAATGGAGAGACTCGCTCAGGATTATATTCTTTGTTCATACCTATGGAATGGAACTACGAAGGCTACATTGATTCTTATGGCTTACCTGTCTTCGAAACTCCAAATAAAGATACGCAAGGTCCGCACGGAAAAAAAATAAAAATAGGTGTATTAGAGTATTGGCAAAATGAAGTTGATGGATTAAAAAAAGATCAAGATGCTTTAAACGAATTTTATAGACAGTTTCCAAGAACTGAACAACACGCCTTTAGAGATGAGGCAAAACAGTCTTTATTTAATTTAACAAAAATATATGAGCAAATAGATTTTAATCAAGACGTTAAAAACGAATTGCTTATTACCAAAGGATCTTTTCAATGGCAAAATGGAATTAAAGACAGTAAAGTTTTATTTGTTCCTAATAAAAATGGAAGATTTAACATATCTTGGGTACCTCCTGTAAGATTACAAAACGTAGTAATAAATAAAAACGGTATTAAATATCCAGGAAATGAGCATATTGGTGCTTTTGGCTGTGACCCATATGATATATCAGGTACGGTAGATTCTAGAGGTTCAAACGGTTCACTACACGGTTTAACTAAATTTTCAATGGAAGATGCACCAAATAGTATGTTTTTTTTAGAATATATAGCTAGACCTCAAACAGCTGAAATATTTTTTGAAGATGTACTTATGGCTTGTATATTTTATGGTATGCCAATATTAGCTGAAAATAATAAACCAAGATTATTATACCATTTCAAAAGAAGAGGTTATAGAGGTTACTCTATGAATAGACCGGATAAAGTATATATGAAGTTGTCAGTTACAGAAAGAGAAATAGGTGGTATACCTAATTCTAGCCAAGACATAAAACAAGCCCACGCCGCAGCTATAGAATCTTATATAGAAACTTATGTTGGTAATTTAGGGGAAAAATATGGTGATATGTATTTTCAAAAAACATTAGAAGATTGGTCGAGATTTGATATAAATAATAGAACAAAGCATGATGCTTCTATAAGTTCAGGTTTAGCTATAATGGCCTGCAACAAAAACCTATATACACCTGTATTTAAAAGAAAAGTAGAAGTTAAAAATTTAGGTTTTAAAAAATACGATAATAAAGGATTTAGTTCAAAAATAATAAGATAAATGATTTACACTAATTACGCAGGTTCGTTTCCTAGTCAGGTTGTATCTGATGAAGAAAAGCAAAGTTATGATTATGGTTACGCCGTGGGTAGAGCTATTGAAGGAGAGTGGTTTTCTGGAGATAGAGGGGGTTTAGGTAATAGATATCAAAATAGTTGGTTAAACTTTCACAGATTAAGACTCTACGCAAGAGGCGAACAACCTGTTCAAAAATATAAAGATGAATTAGCTGTCAATGGCGATTTATCTTACTTAAACTTAGACTGGAAACCTGTTCCAATAATACCAAAATTTGTTGATATTATAGTAAATGGAATGTCGCAAAAAATATTTGATATTAAAGCTTTTGCTCAAGATCCAGAGTCATTAAAGAAAAGAACAAAATATGCAGACGCTATAATGCGTGATATGTATGCTAAAGAAATAATTGAAGCTACAAATCAAGCCACAGGCATGAATTTCTTTAACACTAATGACACAGACAATTTGCCTGAAACTCAACAGGAGTTGGACTTACACATGCAATTAAGCTACAAACAGTCAATAGAAATAGCCGAAGAAGAGGCTATTGAAAATGTTTTAGCTTATAATAAATATGATTTAATAAAAAAGAGATTAATACAAGATTTAACTATAATAGGAATAGGAGCTGTAAAAACTGATTTTAATTTGGCTAATGGCGTTACAGTTAACTACGTAGATCCTGCTAATTTAGTTTATTCTTATACAGAAGATCCAAATTTTGATGATATATATTACGCTGGAGAAGTTAAATCAATAAGTTTAGTTGAATTAAAAAAGCAATTTCCTGGTTTATCAGATGCTGAATTAGAAAAAATTGAAAAATTTCCTGGAGACGCTAATTATACTAGAAACTTTTATGCGCAACAAGATTCGTATAATCAAGTTCAAGTTTTATATTTTGAATACAAAACTTACAGTAATCAAATATTTAAAATAAAACAAACTGATCAAGGTCTTGAAAAAGCATTAGAAAAGCCAGATACTTTTAATCCACAACCAAACGATAACTTTGAAAGAGTGGGTAGAAGTATAGAGGTTTTATATACTGGCGCTAAAATATTAGGACATGAAATGATGTTAGAGTGGAAAATGTCTGAAAACATGACGCGACCAAATTCAAATCTAACTAAAGTTAACATGAATTATTCTATATGCGCTCCTAGAATGTATAAAGGAATGATAGAGTCTACAGTTAGTAGAATAACAGGTTTTGCGGACATAATACAACTTACTCATTTAAAACTACAACAAGTACTATCTAGAATGGTACCAGACGGGGTTTTTGTTGATGTAGATGGTTTAGCTGAGGTTGATCTTGGTAATGGCACAAACTACAACGCTTCTGAAGCTTTAAATATGTATTTTCAAACTGGTTCTATAGTTGGAAGATCTATGACACAAGATGGTGATTTGAATAGAGGTAAAGTTCCTATTCAAGAACTTCAAACTAGTAATGGTGGTGCTAAAATACAAAGTTTAATACAAACATATCAGTATTATTTACAAATGATACGCGACGTAACAGGTTTGAATGAAGCGGCTGATGCTAGCACGCCTAGTAAAGATGCGCTTGTAGGTTTACAAAAATTAGCTGCAGCAAACTCAAACACAGCGCTAAGACATGTTATGCAAGGTGGTTTATATCTAACTTTAAGAACTTGTGAAAACATAGCGCTAAGAATAGCTGATGCTTTAGAATATCCGTTAACTAGAGCTGCTTTAATAGATTCTATATCATCGTACAATACTGGTACACTAGAGGAGTTGCAAGAAAAAAATCTACAAGATTTTGGAATATTCTTAGAATTAGAACCAGACGAAGAAGCTAAAGCTCAATTAGAGCAAAACATACAAATAGCTTTACAGTCAGGTGGAATAGATTTAGATGATGCCATAGACATTAGACAAGTAAAAAATATAAAACTAGCAAACGCTCTGTTAAAACAAAAAAGAAAAGCAAAAGCTAGACAAGATCAAGCAAATCAACAAGCTAATATTCAGGCTCAAGCGCAGGCTAACGCTCAAGCTTCAGAAGCTGCTATAACTGCAGAAATGCAAAAACAACAAGCTTTAGCCGAAACAACTATACAAATAGAAACTTCTAAAATGCAACTTGAAATGCAAAAAATGCTTCAAGAAGCAGAAATAAAAAAAGGTTTAATGGCTGAAGAGTTTAGTTACAACATGCAGCTTGCACAAATAAAATCTAGAGCTGAAACAACTAAAGAACAAGAGATAGAAGATAGAAAAGACAATAGAATAAAGATGCAAGGAACTCAAGAGTCAAAGCTAATAAATCAAAGACAAAACAACACACTACCTCAAGATTTTGAATCAGCAGGATTTGACAATTTAGGAGGTTTTGGATTAGAGCAATTTGATCCTAGATAAAACAATTATCAATTTTTTTAATTATATTATATTATGTCAGAAGAAACAAAAACAAATGAACCTGTTAAACAGGAAGGTGACTTTAAGTTAAAACAAAAAAGAAAAACACCTAAAAAATTATCAGCTCCAGAAGAAACAATAAAAATAGATTTTGCAGCTGTTGCTAAAAAAGAAGAACCAGTAAAGGTTGATTTGAGTAAAGTAAAACAAGAAGAAAATGCCGTTCAAAAATCAGAAACAGAGAGCAGCGTGCTACGCGAAGAAAGACCCGAGGTGGGACTGCAAGAAGTGGGACAAGGAGACGAAAAGCCCATTGAAAGTCCTATTAAAGAAGTGCAGAAAGTAGAAGAAGAAACAAAAAAAGTTGAACAAGAAGTAAAAGAAGCAATAAGAGATGAAAAGGTGTTAGGAAAAAAACTACCTGAAAACATTGAAAAATTAGTTTCTTTTATGGAAGAAATGCCAGGGGCTACTATAGAGGATTATGTTAGATTAAACGCTAATTATGACAATATAGACAACAACACTTTACTCAGAGAATATTACAGAAATACTCGTCCACACTTAGAATATGAAGAAGTTAATTTTTTATTAGAAGATAATTTTTCATATGATGAAGAACTAGATGACGAAAAAGATGTTAGAAAAAAGAAACTAGCATATAAAGAAGAAATTGGAAAAGCCAAAAGCTTTTTAGAAGGTTTGAAAAATAAATACTATGATGAAATCAAGTTGAAATCATCAGTTAATGAAGACCAACAAAAAGCAATGGACTTTTTTAATAGATACAATGAAGATCAACAAAAAGTAACTCAACAGCGTCAAGCTTTTGAAAAAGTAACTAAAGATACTTTTAATGAAAATTTCGAAGGTTTCGATTTTAACTTAGGAGATAAAAACTTTAGATACGGAATTAAAAATCCTAATGATGTTGTTAAAAACCAATTAGACATTACAGATTTTGTTAAGACGTTCTTAAATGAAAATAATGAACTAATTAATCCAAAGGGTTACCACAAAGCCATGTATGCTGCTAGAAACGCAGATACAATAGCTAAACACTTTTATGAACAAGGCAAAGCCGATGCTGTAAAAGATGTCGTTGCTAAGTCAAAAAACATAACTACAGAACCAAGACAAGAAGGTACTAATGGAAATGTTTTTGTTAACGGATTAAAAGTTAAAGCTATAAGTGGTGCTGATTCTTCAAAACTTAAAATAAGAAGAAAAAAATTTAACTAAAAAACTTTAAAAAATTATGAGTTTACAACCTCAATTTGGGAGCTTAATCCCATCTCAAAAACAAGAAGTGCTTAACAGTAACTACTTACAGTGGACTGATTCAACAGGCGCTAACTTCGTAGATTTTGCACAACAATATCTACCTGAAGTATATGAACAAGAAGTAGAGCGTTACGGAAACCGTACGTTATCTGGCTTTTTAAGAATGGTTGGCGCTGAAATGCCAATGACATCTGATCAAGTTATATGGTCTGAGCAAAACAGACTACATATTGCTTATGAAGACTTAACTCCTGCTTATGGAGCTAGCAATGTTATCAATTTTACTGGAACTCCTGCTGATGTAATCAACGTTATTTCTGTTGGCGCAACAGTTGTAGTTTTAGATAACTTTGGAAACGAAGCAAAATGTTATGTTAGCACTACTGTTCCTGGTGGAGCTGGTGTTGGACAGATTACAGCTTTACCATACACTGCTGCTACTTTAGCTGCTGCAGGACTAACTGGTACTGTAAAAGTATTTGTATATGGTTCTGAATATGGAAAAGGATCTGTTACACCTAACTACAACGCTGCTAACCAAACAGATGGATATATTAGTGTTGATCCTCAGTTTACTCAATATAATAATTCACCAATCATAATCAGAAACAAATACGTTGTAAATGGTTCTGATATGGCTCAAATTGGATGGGTTGAAGTTGCTACTGAAGATGGAACATCTGGATATTTATGGTACTTAAAAGCTGAGTCTGAAACAAGACTACGTTTTGAAGATTACCTAGAAATGTCATTAGTTGAAGGTGAAAAAGTAGCCACAGGATCTGCTATTACTGGCATAGCTGGTACTCAAGGTCTTTTTGCTGCAATCGAAGAAAGAGGTAACGTAAACACTGGTTTTACTGCTGCTGCTGGAATTGATTCTTTTGACGCTATTCTTAAAAACCTAGATACTCAAGGTGCTATTGAAGAAAACATGTTATTTTTACAAAGACAAACTGCTTTGGATTTCGATGACATGCTATCTGCAATCTCTGGAGGTGCTCAAGGCGGTACTGCTTATGGATTATTTGAAAACTCTGAAGATATGGCTTTAAATCTTGGATTTAGCGGTTTCCGTAGAGGATCTTATGATTTCTATAAAACAGACTGGAAATACTTAAATGATGCTTCAACTCGTGGTGCTCTTACAGGACCATCTTCAATTGAAGGTGTTTTAATTCCTGCTGGAACATCTACAGTTTATGATCAAATCTTAGGAACAAATATCCGTCGTCCATTCTTGCACGTACGATACAGAGCTTCTCAAGGAGATGATAGACGTATGAAGTCATGGTTGACTGGTTCTGCTGGTGGAGCTTTTACATCTGATTTAGATGCTATGGAAGTAAACTTCCTATCTGAAAGATGTTTAGTAACACAAGCTGCTAACAACTTTGTATTATTTAAAGGATTGTAAAAATCCTGTAAGTTTTACCCCTGATAAATCTTCAGGGGTAACTCTTACTCTTAACTATTTAATTATATTATATTATGAAAAAAGAAAATAAAAAAAATTGGGAAATAAAAGATAGAAGATATATATTAAAAAATGGAATGGAACCATTAACTTATACAATACCTTCTAAACACACAAAAAAACACGCTTTACTGTACTTTGATCAAGAAAGCGGAAAACAAAGAGAGATTAGATACGCTACAAATCAAGACTCTTGTTTCGTAGACGAACAAAAAGGTGAAGCTACTTTAGGTCATATTATTTTTAAAGACGGTGTTTTAATGGTGCCAAAAGAAAAACAAAATTTACAAAAGCTTCTTTCACTTTATCACCCTTTAAAAGGTAAAAGTTTTTTTGAATTTGATCCTGTTGAAGTTGCTGTTGATGAATTAGATTTATTAAATCTTCAAGTTGATGCTCTCAATGCAGCTAGAAATATTGACATTGATATGGCAGAAGCTATAATGAGAGTTGAAATAGGATCTAAAGTTACAAAGATGAGTTCTAAAGAACTTAAAAGAGATTTATTAATATTTGCTAGATCAAATCCAGATTTATTTATTGAATTAGTTAACGATGAAAACGTTCAATTAAGAAACTTTGCTGTTAAAGCTGTAGAAGCAAATATAATAGACCTATCTCAAGATCAAAGATATTTTACCTGGGCTTCTAATGGAAAGAAACTAATGAATGTTCCTTTTGATGAAAATCCTTACTCTGCAATGGCTGCTTTTTTCAAAACAGATGAAGGAGTAGAAATATTTAAGTCTATAGAGAAAAAACTTAAATAACATGTAATACTAATATATTGGAGTGCCACTAATCGTGGCGCTTTAGTATATTATAATAAAAAAATAAAAATGGCGATAAACGTAGATCAAGTTTATAAAACAGTCTTGTTAATCATTAACAAAGAGCAAAGAGGTTATTTAACACCAAATGAATTTAATAAACTTGCAACTCAAGTTCAATTAGATATAGTTGATGGTTATTTTGATACTATAAATCAGCAAATGCGTGTTCCTCAAAATGACAGTGAATATGGTGATCGCTACAAAACAGTTCAAGAAAAATTAGATAAATTTAAAACTATAGGTTCATGCGGATATACCGCGCCTGTAGGTACATCACCAGGATATTTTACCCCACCAAACTCTTCAGGGGTTTCAACAGGTTCCCAAACTTTTGCAACTATACTAAATGCAACATCATATCCTTTAACAACAATAACTCAAGCCCAAGTAGAAACAAGTAACGTAGTTGTAACACTGGAACAACCTACAGGTTCACCTGGAGTTGCTTATTCTAATTATACAATAACCGGTGGAGCTTTACAGTTAACAGCGGGCGCGTTGGCCGCAGGTAATACTATTAGAATAGTTTTATATCCTATTGATTTTTACAAACTAGGCACGGTTTTGTATAAAGAAGATAAGGCTGTAGAAATGGTTGAAAGAAACGAGTTAGCTTTAATGAATTTATCACCAATAACTAAACCTTCAGAATATTTTCCTGTTTTTGTTTATGAAAACAGCCAAATAATAATATATCCTCAAACAGTAAGTAGTAGTGTTCAAGCAACTTATATAAGAAAACCAGCTGATGTTGTTTGGAATTTTGACTCTACAGCAGGCTACTATGTATGGGATCCATCTACTTCTGTTGATTTTGAATTAGATCCAACAGAGCAAACAAGCGTTATATTACAAATATTAAAATATGCTGGAGTTGTAATAAAAGATCCTATGATTATACAAGCTGCTTCTGCGGAAATACAAAAAGAAGAACAAAACGAAAGAACTTAATAGAACATGGCTATATTACCACCAAATAACGGATTAATAAACGAAACAGCTCAACAGTATTATCAAGGAGCACAAGGTTTTAGAGCAAATTCAACTAACACAACAAATCAAGAGTTTGTTACAACTTTTGATACTGACTTATATTTAGGTGATTGGAATTCTAGTAATCCAAACTATAGTTTAAATAATTTTAAAGTTTATACAAGTCAAACAGGTTTAGCTGGGTCTTATACAGAGTGGTTGACAGATATGTCGTTAAGTTCTGACAATAAAACAATAAAACTAATAGCAGCACCAGGCGCTAACGCATACGTTGTTGTTCAGTTGAAAATACTTACAGGAGGAAAGTATGGTCAAACAGAAGCAGAAAAAGCATATGGTCAAGCAACTGACGATAATTATGGAAGTTATCAATATGTAAAACTAAATGACATAATAAATAATTTTCAAGTAGGTTATGTTGGTAAAGACAAATTGCTTCCAAATGCAAAAAGAAGTGATATTATATTTTTTGCAAAAAGAGCAATGCAAGAATTTAGTTATGATACACTAAAAAGTATTAAATCTTCTGAATTAACAATACCTCACAATTTAACATTAGTTATTCCTCAGGATTACGTCAATTATGTTAGATGTTCTTGGATAGATGATTTAGGTGTTAAGCATATTATATATCCAACCAACAATATTACTATTAGTCCATATTACACACAGTTGCAGGATTCTTCTGGCATACCAACTCAAGATAATTTTGGAAACGACCTAGAAGGAACTTCAATAACGCAAGAAAGATGGCACAATGCTGACGACAATTTAGTAGATGGTGCTGTTAACATGGGAGGTGATTTTACAGCAAATGACTGGTATGGATATGGGTATGGTTGGGGCATAACAGATGGTTATGGATATGGCCAAAGATATGGTTTAGAGCCACAAGCAGCACAAGGTAACGGTTGGTTTAACATAAATGAAAGAGAAAATAAATTATCATTTTCTAGTAACCTTGTAGGAAAGTTAATTGTATTTGAGTATGTATCAGATGGTTTAGCTTACGATTTAGACAGTAGAGTTCCCAAGCTTGCTGAAGACGCTATGTATGCGGCTATATTATATTCTTTAATATCTGGAAGAATAAACCAACCAGAATACGTCGTGCAAAGACTAAGAAAAGATAAGATATCTAAACTGAGAAATGCTAAAATAAGATTATCTAATATTAAGCTTGACGAAATAACGCAAGTTATGAGAGGTAAATCTAAATGGATAAAAAACTAATACATGGCAGAAGCTAAGAATAGTTTCATCAAGTCTAAAATGAACAAAGACTTAGATGAAAGATTAATTCCAAATAACGAATATAGAGACGCTTTAAATGTAGCTGTATCTAGATCAGAAGGTAGTGATGTTGGAGCTTTAGAGGTTGTTATCGGTAATGGAACTACTGGTAGATCTTCTGAAACTGGACATAAAATAATAGGTACTTATGCTGACGAAGCTAACAATAGGCTTTATTATTTTAGAACAAATTGGAATTCACAAAGTAGACCTAATATAAACTCAGGTGCAATATGTACTATAGGTTTTTTAAATACTCTTTCAAACTCAGACACTACTATAGTTAGCGGTTATTTTCTTAATTTTTCGCAAACACATTTAATTCATGGTATAAGTCTTATAGAAAACCAACTTTTTTTCACAGACAATAGAAATCAACCTAGAAAAATAAACGTAGACACAGCAACAGCTGATCCTAGTTACTATTTTAACGAAGATCAAATATCTGTAGCTAAATTTGCACCTTACACACCTCCACATTTTTTAAATTTAAGAGCTCAAGCAGAGCAAAGATTTGTAGATTTAATAGATCCTCTATATCCATCTACAATGTCAGACGCTGCTGACCCACAAGTTGTAGAGATTGGTACTTATAAAATATCTCAAAGCAACTTAGCCGTAAAGAAGTACAGAAATGGAGACGAAATAACAGAGGCTAGAACTTTAATAGACTGGCAACAAGCTGATACAGATCAAAAAGGTGCTTGGTGTTATTATGCTAATTATAATGGAAACGGTGTTACTTACGGACTTCTTTATAATAAATGGGCCGTTATGGACGCTAGAGGTTTAGCACCAATAGGTCATAGAATACCATCGGTTCAAGACTGGAATAACATAATTTCAGCCGGAGGAACAACAGGTAGTCTTTATAAAAGTCCTTTTCTGTGGGACGACCAAACAACTGGTTATGTTGCTGGTACTAATTTATTAGGTACGAACATATTACCAGGCGGTATGCGACAAGGAACTAGTACATATCCTGATGGTTTTACTGATTTGACAGCAAGAGCAGGTTTTTGGACCAGTGATGCTATTACCGCTGGTAGCGCGCCCTTTGTTGATTTTCAAGCAAGTAACACCATAGATACAACATTAACCGCTAGCACAATAAGAGGTTACTCTGTTAGAGTTTTAAGAAATGATAACTATACTGGGTGGAACGGTGATCCAGATTTTTTAACAGAAAGATTTGTAAGATTTGCATATAGATTTAAATTTGATGACAACGAATATTCTATAATATCACCTTTTAGCCAAGATGTTTTTATACCTTATCAAGAAGGTGAATTTGTAAACGAAGATGAAAACGAAGCTTTTATAACAACCATAGTTGAGTTTATGCAAAACTCTATAAACAATGCTGTTTTAAACATAGAGTTGCCTTGTATAGATATAATCAACAATTACAAAATAAAAGCTATAGATATAATATTTAAACAATCAGACACTCAAGCTTATCAAGTTATAGAGACAGTTAAGGTTGATTCTAATTTTATAGCGAGTTTAAACAATACTAATATATATCAATACTCTTACGAGTCGACTATACCTATAAAAACTCTTCCAGCAGTGCAATCTACTAGGGTTTTTGATAAAGTTCCTGTTAAAGCTTTAGCACAAGAAACAGCTGGAAATAGAATAATATATGGAAATTATTTAGAAGGTTATAGTGCACCTAATGGTTTAGATTATTACGTAGGTGTTGATCAGAAATCTGCCCAACAATTTATAGAATATCCTCAACACCATATAAAGCAAAACAGAAATTATCAAGTTGGTATAATATTAGCTGATAGGTATGGTAGACAAACAGACATAGTGCTTTCTAATTTTGATGGAGTTTTAGATGAAAATGGAGATCCTAGACCTGGCTCTAATTATTTTAATGACTATAAAGATGTTGGATTCGCAAATGACTTACCGCTGTGGCATGGCGATAATTTAGTTTTAAATTACTTACAACAAATACCAGAAGGTGACATAGGTATATCAGGATATCCAGGTGTTTATGCCAAAGGTAATTATTATGAAGTAGATACTGAATCCACACAACCACCAAGTGCTTTATATCCAACTTTTATACCTCTTTCAACTCAATATTTTAAATTCACAAGCACAAACGCTGGTACTACATTTGATAGTTATTTTACATACGCAGACGCTACTGACTCATCCAACACGTTTAATGTATATATTGACTATAACAATGGTTTTAAGTTAATAGAATCTACTGAATATACAATATCTGATAATTCTAATTATTTAAGAGTTACACTAAACACGGCTATAACTGCGCCTCAAGTTGTAAAAGTAGAAATATTATACACATCTGATAGGAGATATAAATACAGTACTGGGGCTGCTTCAAGTACAAATAGACCTTTATTTCCAGATTGGCCAACTACTTATTCTCAATATTATGCGCCTGGTAAAAAATTAAATGGCTTATACATAGATTATACAGAAATAACTAGTGTTACACCTATAAGTGACGCTAATGGCGTTAGAGCTGTAGAGTTTTTTACAAAAGAGGAAGTTAGTTTAGATTATGTTTTTGACAATTCACCAGGCAGCGCAACAACTGGACTACCTGCTAAGACAGGTTTAAATGTTTACGCTACATATGATATTAATCCAAATGGATTTTTTGTGTACAAAACCGCTGTAAAACAACAGCAACAAGACTATTATAATGTTTTTCTTCCAGGTATTGTAAATGGTTATCCAATAGACGAAGAAACTTTAGAGCAAAACGAAGTTGCTAATATTGTTTTAATAACTGACAACATTAATAAAATTCCTAGAAATTTAGAAGATGTAGGACCAAATCAAAATCAGTTTACAAGCGATGTTTCTATGTGGCCTAGAGTTACAAATATACCAGGTGTTGAATCAACAACAGTTACTTATGAAACATTTAATAAGCAAGTTGATCCAGAATCCGCCGCTGATCAAGTTAATTTAGTCGGAGGTATAAATGATTTATATCCTGGTTTAAGCGATAATACAGGTCCAGGATTTATAAATAAATACGCTATATATAGTTTTGATACAAAACCTGTTTTAGCTAAAATATCAACCCAAAAAGCCGTTGGATTAGGTGAGCAGTCTTATACTCAACCTGACGATATAAACTTTACAGGTAATTATCCTTATCCACCAAATATGGGGTTAGCTATTTACGAAACAGCTCCATATATATCACCATTAGAAATATTTTATGAGTCTTCTACGTCTGATAAAATATCTGATTTGAATCTGTCTATACAGAATACTAGTAACAATATAACTGGTTTAAATAGTTTTACAGTTTCTTTTATAGAATCAATGGCCTCTGGAACAGCTATAACTAGTGATATATTTCCAGTTGCAAATGGAGTAAACTTAGCAAATACAACACTCGTTAGTTACACCGTTTTTGCTCACGATGCTAATGGCAATTTAGACACGACTATTCCACAAGCTAGCAGGTTTGTTATTGAGCCAGGTGGTTCAACAGGTAGTTATATAGTTAAAACAAACGATAGATTTTATGCTGGATCTTCTCAAGAGCCTAATTATGATGTAGCAACTAGAGGTAAGTTTCAATTTACTTTAACTTTAGCTCAACTCGACGGAACACAAGTAGATCAGTCTTTCATAGTCCAATTAGAAAATGTTGTTCCTATTGTTCAAAATCCTATAGTAGATAGAACTGGATCTGTTCTTACTACGAGCACAACTATAGTAACCTCAGGAAATTCACCTAGAGGAAGAAATGGTTCAGCTAGACAGTTTAATGCACCATATAATGACTCTGATCCTACAGGTAGAGAGTTTTTATCTAGTAGTCTTCAGTCTGGTTGGCAAGTTGTTAACATCACAAAAACAAACGCTACAACTGGTAATACAGTTGAGGTAACAACTGCAACGACACCTTCTGTAAGTGATTGGGTATCTACTTATCAGTCTTCAGCAGATTGGCCTACTTTTCAAGAAGGTCAAGCTGGTGGATCTGGAGCTGACGAATGGATTGGTTTTAATCTAAGTGGTCAATTAGGTTCTAACGGTCAAAATCCAGGTCCTTTAAATGAACCCAACTATTCTTACGAAATAAACATGTCTTTAAAAGATAGTTTACAAGCTTATAATACAACTGTAGACAGTGCTTATGCTGCTAAAATAACATATAGCGTTGGCGTTACAACATACTTTGGTCAAGTTATAATAGCTAAATACAGTAATTCAGATTCTGAATTCCAACCTGTTTTATCAGGAACAACAATTCAAGGAACATCAACAAAAGATGGTTATTATCAAATGCAAAACTGGACTGATCAACCTGTGTACATATATGCTTACTGTTCAATAAGAAATACAAACGGCGCAACAAAACGATCAACATTTCAATATCCTTTATATCCAAATTCAGATCCTAGATACGGTGACAATAGTACTAATTTTACCGACAGTCAAGGTAATAGCTTTGGAATAAGCACTGGTAATTCTGTTCCAGCGGCTGTTAGTAATTTTAGCAATAACTATTATCCACCACCGCCAAATGGTCCAGGTTCAACAGGTGATGCCGCTGGACCTTATCAATGGATAATAGTTGGTGGCTTACAACCTTTCACGGCTGCTTCAGGAGGAATGACACAAACAAATTTTGATTTAGCAGTGGCTGCAGGATTAAGACCAGGTATGAGATCTAGTGGTGGTTCTTATGGTTCTTACGACTTTTCAGCTTGCGCTATGGTTAATATGGGTTTTAGAGCAAATGCAAATGGTGCTACTGGTGATTTTAATTTAGTATGGAACAATACAACAAACGCAAACATGCCTTCGCCACCTTATTATTTTGGAAATCCTGGTAATCAACCTCCAACGTCTTCGTCTTTAACCTCTGTAACTCTTGATCCTCCAATGTATGTTGGCTCTAATGGTCAAGTTAGTAAATATCCAACAATAGGTATGTCTGATTCTGCGGGTCAATTTATTGGTCCTTAATTTAAGTAATTAATAAAATAAACAAGTAATTATACTATAGTATGGCAGTAAAAACACCAGTAAAATACTACAATACCTTTGTTTTGAAAAAAATAATACAAGGAGATGTTTCACCTATTTACAACTGGTACATAGAAGAAGCTAGAATTAGAGGTGGTTATAATAACGTTCAAACGGGTTTATCACCTAGAGCTTATTTAAGAGCTGAAGATAATTTACAAGAAGAACTTGGTAATTCTTTAATATATTCAGGTATATTAAACTCTAGAACAGGTGTGAATCAAACCAATCAATTTCCATCTGGTGAAGAAATAACTAGAACTGTTGACCCCCAAAAAGGTACTGTACAAAAGCTTTACGCTGAAGATACTAATTTAATTATATTCCAAGAAAATAAAGTTAACAGAGCTCTTATAGATAAAGACGCTATATATACGCAAGAAGGTCAACCTATACAAACAGCTTCAAATGTTGTTATTGGAGCTATAACGCCATATGCTGGTGAATTTGGTATATCAAAAAACCCTGAAAGCTTTGCGGTGTATGGTTATAGAAAATATTTTACAGACTCTAATCAAGGCGCTGTACTTAGATTATCGCAAGACGGTATAACAGAAATATCAGCTTATGGTATGTATGATTATTTTAGAGATAATTTCGCAACTTTAAGCGGTGGACTTTCTATTGGAGGTTGGGATATACATAATAAGTGCTATACATTATCGCTGCAATCT